TATCCATTACTTTATTATTTCGCTTCTACTACCACGATTGTCATATCTTACAAATTTAATACTTATTTTTGATTCTTGTTTCTGTACATTAGAAATATATTTCTTGTTTGCCATTATTGCAAGTCCTGAACTTATCGAGGCATCGTATTTAGTCCTATTATTTATCTCAAACTTGGCCCAATCTTCAAGAGTTCTAGTAAGATACATACTGCCTATATTACCAGCATCCCTATACGTACCCTCAGAATCGAATCCAACATACTGCTCTATATAAGACTCAATAGCTGATGCGTGAGCCTGTTTTACATCCTCGCTGGTGTTAGGTATACCGCCAAGCTCTAACTCTGTCTTAGATAGTCTCTTTTTATTCTTATCAGGCCTGTTCATAGAAAAACCTCTGTAACCCCTGTTTTTGAAATGGTAAAGTAGTCTAGCCTTGTTATTTTCCGCAAGTATAGGCATACCATAAAATATACATGCCATAAGTACGTCCTCGAAGAATATCTCTGCCGTCTTTGGTCTTGCTATATACTCAAGAAAAAACTCATTAGACGGAGCATCCTCCATATGAAACTTAGTCAAACCGTGAAGCGCACCATTAGATCCACTTCCTCCAACAACACCAGATATGTCATATGGATCACAACCAAACGATCCCATGTGTTCATTACCAGGATACTTAACACCCCCTCTATTTATAACATTATTTCTGTGCTCAAAGCTTGGAACCCATGACACCACAAACCTGCCCTTCTTATCGGGAGTCCATATAACCGTTGTATCCTTCTCACCATTTTTCCAGTGAAAGTACCCCCTGGTTAACACCCTGTCCTTTATCAATGAGTCATTGTAGTCTATCTGCTGATATATCTTTGTGAGGTTAAATATTGACTGCCTAGACTCATCTCTAAATGCGTGCGATTCAGTTCTAGGAAACTGTCTGTAGTACTCATTTAATGCGTCTGGATCAGACTTAAGTGCCTCAACCTCATTATTCCAGTATGTTATGACACCGTCATCTATCATCTCACCATCTACCCCTAAAACTGGTTTAGAAGGATCGTCAAATATAGGCCATCCATACTGATCAATATAACCCTCGTAGTTCCATTCCATCGGTATAAATAATGAATATAATCCACTCCTTGTCTGCCCGTTTGCTGACCTTACTGATGGATCGCTGTCCATATACAACCTCTTGAACTGTTCTCCACCCTTTGATAGTGCGTTTGATGTGGATCCCATCATGCACTTACCTATAATCTTACTACCCAGCCTGAGACATGTCTTAGTTACACGCCAGTTGGTTTGTATGTTATTAGGCTTAAGCCACTTACCACTCTCATCATGAACAAGAAGTAAAAGCTTTTCACCGTCATAGCTGTTATCGTCCGTGTTCTTCCAGTCAATGGTTGTATCAAGTCCTTCTATCTCGTCGTCCTTTTCCTCGTCCATATTCTTTCGAGTGATCTTACTAGCAGGAACCCTGAACGCCAATTCAGTCTTTGGGTTGTCCATACCATCCTGTATAGGCTTAAAAAAGAAGGGGTAGTTCCTTACGATGGGTACGACCTTATCTGTAAACATTTTCTTGGCATCACTACCCGTCTTTGAAAGGATTCCTATACGTGAATCCCTGGATATTGTTGCTATATTAGCACACTCCTCAGATCCCATAAATGAGAAACCAGACCGTCTGTTCTTGAGGTAGCACATTCCGAAAGATCTTTTGTCAGCCTTACATGCCTCCCAGAATATATAGAATATCCTGTTTGACTCCCTGAAGTCAGGGTGACCGACATCTATCTTTGTCCACTGAAGGTACATGTAATGAGATCCAGTCATGTACGTGGGTATCCCATTATTCATGAACCAGTACCCATCCTCTCTCCTGTCAAACTCTGACTCTATAAAGTCTACGTATTTAGACTTGAAAAGATTATCCTTCCTGTTCCAGTCAAAGATTGTTTTTATTTTAGATAACTCTTTCGGATAATCATAAGCAACCCACTTATCTTCCTTTACGTCTAGATTCTTTGGTGTTAAAGGTATGGCTATCTTGAGTCCATTTATGTCATATATATCACCTATTGTTCCATCCTTAGATATAACCACAACGTCATACTTTTTGTCATAGCCGTAAACCCATTTCTTTGCCCTGTTTCTTGAAATCAAGGCATTCTTGCTTATATAATCCTTTGATATTTTGTATAGGTTATTTTCCACGAGCCCTACCTTCTGCAAAACCGTTCTTGCCAGCGTCTATAACCTTAACCTGATCCTTATCAGTCTCTAACTCTTCTATCTTGTGGAGCATGGCAAGTGCGTCATCAAATGCTAGCTTCTTTGCAGATGCTGCATTCTTCATCTTGTCTGCACTTATATCATCCTCTGCATGAGTTATTATTGGCTCTTTCAAAACCTTTATTAACTCGTCTATAGCCAGCTTTGCGGCCTGTAATATTTCTATCTTTTTAGACATATGTTTTTGTTGTACATTCTGTATAATATTTCCTCACCAATCCTGAACTCATACTCACTATCTGGAGTAAAAGATATAATATCTCCGTGATCCACATAGTCTATATCATTATTTTTAAATACCAACTCTCCCCACAACTGCTCCAGGTTGCCAAGCTGTGTAAACATGTGGTCCTCTGACTCTATAGGTCTAACAAAGCAAAACGGAGATGGTGCATTCCATACATCATTCCGTTTGTATAGATAAACCTGACTGGGTTCGACTATAAATATATCATTCATTACATGATGCCAACTACTCTTCTGCTTTCCCTGCATGTCGTAGTAGTACCTGAATACGTTGTGATGCACTATAACTATATCTCCCTCTTGTATAGGTCCGCTATAATATGTAGGCCTTGATATAACCTCTGCAAATCTATTTGATACAGTATGATCCTCTTGAGAAGAGCTTATAACAAACTCCTTACCGTCATAATTTCTTATGTTGTCATAACGCCTTCCATCGACAGGTTTTATAACGAAGCAATATGGCGACTTCATTAAAAGTCGATTTTAAACTCTATAGAAACAGGCATGTTAGAGCTAAACTCCTTCCACTTAACAATCTCGTCATCCTTAATTATGTAGATAGATATAGATGATTCCTCTTGTATTATAGAGTTTATTATATAGTTTCTTCCAAGAACCTCCTGACCTACTACGTAGTGCATACACTTCATGTAGTCAGGACCTACGGATATCTTTCTAACTATATTCACCTGTGTGTAGATTTATGTCTACATCTCCATACTTCTCAGAAATTTCTTTCTGGTACGAAGCCAGGTCATGCGCCCCCATCTCTAGGTTGGCTATGGACGTTATCTTTTGATTTTTTAATCTCTCGAAGGTTATCTCAATGTCAGCTATCTGAAACTTAAGATCCCTGTAATTCTTGTTGAGCTCGATTAATTTTTCAAGCTCTTCCTTTTCAATTTTTTTCATTTAATTTAATTTAATTTATATTTACTTTATTAATTACAATACTATCCTCAGCTCTCCTGTTACTGTACTGTAAATATCTCCTGTAACAAGTCCTGCCGCTAAAGCTGCTGTGTTGTCTGCCGCTGTAGTTATGGCTGTAGCTTTTAATAGAGGTGTATTAATTCTTGTCTCTCCAATAAATGTTGTACTAGGAGTTCCTTGAACTACATTTTCTTCACTATATCTTAAAAGATTACTCTCTGTAGCCTGCCCTGTAGATTGACCGTATAGTATTCTACCTGCTGTTATATTTGGAAGATCGTTAGCTCTACCTGTTGCTGAAACTTCAATAGCTCCATTACTTCCAGAGTTTCTTGATACGATGCCCACGTTTTGAATTAATGAATCTCCTATTGGAGCAACACTCGTTAATCCTCCATTATCTTTAACATAAACAATATCTCCAACAAGAGGTGATGGTGACAATGTAGAAAGGTCTATGTCAACTAAGTTTCCAATAGTAATAACACTACCATTTGTGTTTATGGAATAATCAGCATCCGCCAAACCTATTGATGGCATTGTACCATTGTCATTAGCTTCAGACTTAGCAACCTCTATCATTTCTTGACCTGCATTATATCCAGAAACATAAACAGGATCACCCTTAGAAACCGCCTGAGCAAATCTAACAGGAAGAGACACATTCGCTGTGGTTGGCTCACCCCAAGATACTGATGTTCCTGTAGATAAAAGTGCTTGACCGCTTGTCCCTAAACCACCAGAAGAATCTAATAAACCTGCATTTATTCTTAGTGAACCGTCTAATATCATAGGTCCTGTTGATGTGTTGCCTGCATTGAGAACAGTCTGTAAATCTGTGTTTCCTTGAATAAAATCCTGCAACGCACTAACTAAAAAGTTTTTTGTTGCATTCGATGAATTAACATCTGATCCTATTATAAGATCACTAGATTCTGGTGTCGTTGTTGGGTATGTATATATCTTAGCCATGTCTTATTATTTATACAAATATAAGAAATTATTTCCCTTGACCTTTATAAGGCTTGTTATAGTTAACAGATTTCTTTAATCTTGACTTATTCTTACAATGTATACCAGTCCTTTTCTTTTTAGGTTTCCTAAGAGTGTTTGTATTATTGGCCATTTTCTAGTTGTTGTATCATTTCAAAATGTATTTTTGCAACCCTGTCTCTTCCAGACTCACTCATAAGAACCTCGTGACACTCCCTGTAGTTAGTCATAAAAAAGTTTTCAGACAGTATAGCAGGCATGTTGGTATGTATAAGAACATAAAAATTAGCTTCCTTATCAGGATCTCCGTCAACTGTTGATGGTCGCATAGATCGCCCAGGAAACTCAGCTTCAGCTTTTTCATAAAGAACTGTTGCTATTTCGTCTGACTTGGTTTTTCCAGGGGATGTATAAACCTCCCAACCATTTGCCGACTCATCACTGAATCCATTGGCGTGTATGCTTACATATATACAAGGCTTTTCAGATGACTTAGCTATTCTGTTAGCAGTGCTTACCCTTTCAGATAAACCTATGTCTTTAGGAGTGTCTACTAAGTTAATATAATCAATATTATTAGACTCACACATTTTTACCAGTCTATTTACTATAGACCTGTTAAACTCTCCCTCATATAAAACCTCCCCGTCTGGCCATACTGGAGATCTTTTTCCTGATGTTTGGTACACGCCATCTATAACGCCACCATGACCGTTGTCTAGTATCCATAGATATTTTGACTCAGTATTGTGTGTCTTGATTGACATATCAAACTCAGTATTACAGTTTGGGCATGTTATAATTTTTTCCATAATGTAATTATTGCAAATGCTATAAGGTAGGTTAAAGATATTATAAAAATTACCCCATCTACTTTTTCTTAGCAGGCAACGCAATTAAACTATCTTTTGATCTCAAGAACATTAGACCTACAGCAAGCCATCCTGCCATACCTTCTGTTGTTTCTTTCTCTGTATAAATCATTACGCCACAGAATATTAAAATTAAACATCCTAATATAGTGGTTACGTAGTTTGAGAATAATCTATTTTTCATATCTTTTTTTTTACAAATATAACTAATCTGAAGACTCCATAAAATATAGCTGCAAATATAAGCCAGTTAAATATCTTCTTCCATAGCGGAGTCTTTTCGTAGTACTTAATAGGAATCTTTCTTTCAATTATCTTCTCAATGGTTACAGTATCACACTTTCCCTTTATATATACGTTGTTTTTTATTGTATCGTGAAATATCTTTACGGTCAGTCTGTCCTTTTGTAGAACTAAGGTGTCTCTAGTTATCTCATGAAAGAAATGCTCGCTTATAACCGTGTCATGCACGATCTCAGGAATTGTAATATTGACTGTGTCATGTATAACAATACTATCAGTTGTAAGTAAGTATGGGTGTTTATCTATTAATCTAGTGAATCTTCTTTGCGGAGTGCAAGAGATTAATATTACTATCAGTATTAATATAGAACTATTTCTTATTTGCATGAATAGCCTGGATAATTCTTAATTCCATCGCACCCATCTCCGTCTTTAAACCTGCTAGAGAGGCGTCATTTTTCTCTCTATTTCTTTCTACCTGTGACTTAAGATCATCTAT